TAAAGGACCGCCTGTGCCAGAATCAACTTTAGTCGAATCTGTAATTACACGAGGAACTTTGTTAGTAAACTTTTGTCCGCCACGTGTTGTTACAGGTGCACCGTTCCATTCAAAAATACCAAATGCTGTAATACTAGTATCTAGCCAGTGTGTTCCATTGGCTGGATTTGAATCTGGTTCTGTAGCGCGAGCATCTAGTTGATTTAGATCTAAATCAGCACGTACAACAAATGCACGATTGCTAACACCTAATAAACTATATGCGGCTTGTAAACCGTATTCGTTTTGCTCTCCAGCATGGATAGGATTGTTATTTGAATCTGTCTTAAAGACTGGATCTCCGAATACATCACCTAAATCACGCTGACTTGTTAGAAGATAAACTTCTCCAGCGTTGGCTTTAAGTGTGCCCGGGGCGGTTCCGGTACCTCCGCTGTTTGCTTTGTTTTCAGCAGAGGCAACAATTACTAGTGGTACTGTGCCAGGAGCTGCTGGTGTATAAAACGATTCGTCAATTACTTTGACTTCTACGCCTGGTGAACTTAATGCCATCTTGGAATCTCCTAAGGTTTTTGTTCTACTAGTATTTATTGGAAAGTATCAAAAAATACCTAGTAATAACAGACCAAAAAGGGATCAAAAAGGGCAGTTATAAATAGCTTTATGACTAGACCATTATGTACATGCGGGTTGAGACCCGCGGCGATAAACTATCAAAAAGCAGGAAAGATTTATTACAGATCTAAGTGCGAATCTTGTCTTAGGTACGGAGGTACTGCTAAAGGACTGCCTAAATGGTATCAAGATGGTTATCGCATAAAGCTTGTTTGCGACAAATGTAATTTTAAATCAAAATACAAAGAACAGTTTAATGTTTATCACATAGACGGCAATCTCAATAATACTCGTCACAGTAATTTAAAGTCTGTATGTGCTAATTGCCAGAGGCTGTTACATAAAGAAGGGTTTCAGTGGCGTCGTGGCGATCTTCTACCAGATTTCTAATTTGTTCAAACAGTTCATCTATGGTAGAATTGTTAGAAATAGTATGATCAATATCCCCGCCAACCCAGCTAGTTTCACTAGCGTGTATCCCTAGACGTTTTAATTTATCGGTACTAAGCAGCCAGCTCATATTACCGCTTCCTTCGTTCATATTAACAGCGTCTTGATACCATTCAGGGTCATCACCGCGTTTGATACGAACAACAATGCCGCCTGCATTATGAATTGCATATTATCAGCGGTTTTGCGCATTTTGTTTTCAAGGCTAGCAATCCAGATATCGTCATGAAAGCTTTTGCGAAGCACGTCTGTACCCCAATATTGTAAAACCCAACGAGGTGTTAGGTTAGGCATACCTAGGCGTTCTGCCCACCACATGTCAACTTGCTCTCGCCATTCACGGGCTTCTTTAGTACGCCCTTCAAGTAAGGTTCGATCCCATCCAAAAACACAAGCTACTGCATCTTTAAGTGTGTTAGCAAACGAGTCTCGTCGATATCCATGAAAATTTACCAAGTAATCTGCGGCAGTATCTTTGCCTGAACCAATAAAACCAACAAAGCCAACAATCATAGTATCCCCCAGTGATACTATATATTACACGATTTTTACAAGTTTGTCAATAGTGATTATACGCCATATTTGTTGCGTTTGGGCTTTGCAACTGGACTTGTTATGTTTGTAGTTTCGAGCTCTAGACTACGCATATCGCCTTTGTTTAGATCTTGATAGTCTGCACCTACTACTTTAGCAGCCTGTTTGAACATTTCATGTTCAACTTCTGTATAGGGATGAATTGTTTTCTTTTTACCGTGCCAGCTTTTGCCATCAATGTCTGGTTTAGTTTTGCCATCTGTACTGGCCATTGCTTGTCCTAATTTAAAAGCTACATAGTCACTGTTAGCACGTTCAGAATCGCCATATATAGTTAATCCTCTACTAGATTGACTTTGACGTTTAGTAGGTTTAGGTTGACGTACTTCTGTAATAACTTCGTAGATTTTCATATTAGCCTATAATAAATGTATATCCAGTTCCGCCAGAAATTAAAGTTTCAAGTTCTTTATCTAATTTTTCAACTTCAGCTTTTCCGTCAGCTTTAAGGTCGCCGCCATTCAAACTGCCGCCGCCTTGCGGGCCTGCAATACTTGAAAACTTGCTACGAGCTTCACCTAACATTAATTTACAGTTTGCAAGTGTATAATCTTTAATCCATTGTCTTGCATACAGATCTTCAATGATAACATAATCGGGTCTGTAATTTTGGCAGCGTAACATTATAGTTTCGCCTTCTGTAAATGGACGTTGTAAAATTCGCAAAGTTCTACTAGACTGGATCCATTGAAATTCAATGTAGCTACCAAACATTTTACCAATTGTTTCTTGATAGCTAGCAAACATAAAATATGTAGCAATGCCACCTAACATAGTTGAATTTAATAGGTATGTGTTAGTATAGGCTAAGTTAAATGGTTCAAAGTTTGTGCCGGTGCCGCCGCCTGTCCTAGATCCTAGCGTTCGTCTAAAAACACTTTGTACATTAATAACTTCTTGAGGAAGAATATAATCATTGCGATCTTTTTCTAATTCTAAGAACATGTAACTTTCTTCTACACTGTTAGGACTACGCTGTCTAAAGCGAGTTAGTGCTTTTTCTAGTGCTGTTTCATAATGAATAGGATCGAGCTCAACGTCGATCATGCCGTCACCTAGCATAGTGCGACAATAATCGAATACTTTTTGTTTAACGGCTTGCGGATTATCTGACATTCCAATCTCCCTATGTATTTATTCGCTAAATATTAGACTATGCCCCGTTTATCAATTTACAAGCCAGAAAAAGGTGCTGATTACAAGTTCTTAGATCGTAATATTTCTGAGATGTTTCAAGTTGGCGGAACTGACGTATATCTACACAAATATTTAGGTCCTAAAAATCCCAGTTTAGAAGAAGCTACAGCAGATCAACCTAGATATGATGCTGTAAAAGAAACTAACATACAAGATCTGCTGCTGTTAGAAAATCGTGATAGAAAATACGATACTAGCATTTATACTCTTAGAGGTATCTATAATGTTTCCGATATTGATTTTAATTTAAGTCAATTTGGACTTATGATTGACAATGATACAGTTTTTATGACTGTACATATTAATGATTTTGTCAGTATGATCGGACGTAAACCTTTAGCGGGAGATGTTATAGAACTTCCGCATTTACGTGACGAGTTTGCTCTTAACGACTTTGATGTAGCACTGCCTAGATACTTTGTTATTGAAGAAGTAGGTCGTGCTGCTGAAGGATTTAGCCGTACATGGTATCCACATTTATACAGATTAAAATTAAGAAAAATAATAGATAGTCAACAGTATAAAGAAATTTTTGACAAAGCTATTGTAAATCCAGTTACTGGGGAAGCTACTAATCAAACATTAAGAGATGTACTAAGTAACTATAATAAACAGCTTCAAATTAACGATGCAGTAATTGCTCAAGCGGAAGCAGATGTGCCTAAGAGCGGTTTTGAGACACAACATTATTACACACTGGCCTTAGACGAAAACGGCAACCCTGCTTTAAGAACAGCAGACGAAACTGACATTGATGCTAGTGCAATCACGTTAGATGCCAGTTTAATGAACGAACGTGCAAAACGTGCCGGATACAGTGGTTATTTGATTGGTGATGGGATTCCACCTAATGGTGCTGATTTTGGGTTTGGTATACAATTTCCTAACTCGGCACTAAAAGATGATTTCTTTTTACGTACTGATCTTATGCCTAACAGGCTGTTTAGGTATGACGGTAAACGTTGGAACAATTACTAATACAGATAATAGAAATACTCAAAAAACTGGATTTATTAATAACACTAATTCAGCAGTTATTGCTGGAGATAATATTCAAGAACGTCAGAGTCTTTCTAAAGCACTTAAACCTAGGGCAGATTTCTAATGCAATATTTTTACGACGGACAAATAAGAAGATATCTTACACAAGTTATTAGAATGCTTAGTAATTTTGTAGTACAATATGGAGACGGAACATTAGTTAGAGTTCCTGTTATGTATGGAGATCAAGATCGACAGGCAGCATTTATTGTAAATCAAAATAGCGAAAATACTGTACCAACTGCTCCTCGTATTGCTGTTTACGTTAATGACCTAGATCTAGCTAGAGATAGATTAAGTGACAGTAGTTTTGTTAGTAAACTACACATAAGAGAACGAGACATCGACGATGCTACTGGTGATTATGTATATACTGAAGGTGCTAATTATACAGTCGAAAGATTAATGCCAACTCCGTTTGATCTAACACTTAAAGTCGACATTTGGTCAACTAGTACTGAACAAAAATTACAAATACTAGAGCAAATACTAGTATTATTCAATCCTAGCCTTGAACTACAAACCACTGACAATTACATTGACTGGACTTCTATTAGTGTACTAGAATTACAAGATGTAACATTCACTTCTCGAAGCGTACCGACAGGTACAAATTCTGCAATCGATGTAGCTACGCTTACACTCAAAACTCCTATCTATATTAGTCCACCAGTTAAGGTTAAAAAGTTAGGTATTATTACTAATATTATTAACAATATTTTTGAAAACAAAAGTGATCCACATCTAGATTATATAGATGGACTAGCAACAGACATAGCAGTTGGTCAAGTTGATCCTATAAACAAAATGTTTGATCAACGAGTAAGCGTGGGAGATTTTGATATTCTAGTTGAAACTACAATAATTAAAGCTCGCAACACTACTATAGGAATAAACAATTGGTTAGCATGGGATATGATTGTGCAGCAGTTTCCTGGTAAATTAACTAGCGGATTAAGTAAAATATATTTAAGACAGCCAAACGACACAGAAGTAGTAGGGTCTATAAGTTTTCATCCTACAGACCTAACAATGTTAGTAGCTTCCTGGGATCCAGATACGTTTCCGTCTAACACTGCTATTCCTGGTCCAGTAAGACCTATTAACGAATACGGTTTTTTTGATGCTATTGTAGATCCTACTACATTTAATCCAAAACGACCAAACAAAGAAAAAACTGATCAGCCGATAGCTGCTGGAAAACGTTACTTATTAGTAGACGGTATTGGTGGAGCAATCCGTGATAGATTTACGTCGTCAAATAGAACTAATCTAATACATACAAATACTCTTGCTAAAAAAATCAACGATCATAAATTATATGTAAACGGTGTTGAAGTAATTTCAAATCCTCAACCTGATCCTGTATATTATGACAAACCTTCTAAAAATTTTACAGGGCCAGCACAAAATGCTACATTTGATGTAACTATACATTTAGCTACAGCATCTTATAGTGCAGTAATTAATAATACGGGGTCAGGATATGCCCCCGGTGATAAGGTGCGAGTTAGAGGTAGATTTTTAGGCGGTGTTAATATCACAAACGACTGTTTAATTACTGTACTAACAGTAAATGGCAGTGGTTCAATTTTAACATTTAATGTTAAGGGTATTCCGCCTGATAGAGAATTTATTATTGTTGCTTCTAACATGATAGATTCAGACGACGAAATCGAGTACGAGTTAAACGTAAACGAAGACGGTCCAGATGCGTGGAAAAATTCTAACGGCACTGATGGTTTAGCCGAAGCTAATGACATTATTGAATGGGATGGTACTAAGTGGGTAGTAATTTTTAGTGCTGACGAGGTTACTGATAACATAGTATACCAAACTAATTTCTATACAAATACACAGTATAAATGGAACGGTGTACAATGGAGCAAATCATTTGAGGGCGAGTATAAGAGGGGACAATGGAGAATAGCTCTATAAAAACCGTTGAATGCTCTGGTGCATTAATTTGTTCTAAATCTACAAAAAGATTTTTGTTATTACAAAAAGCTGAAGGTAAGCATACAGGGTACTGGGGATTAGTTGGCGGCACTCATATAGACGGAGAGTCGGCATGGCAGGGATTGTCACGAGAAATTAAAGAAGAAATAGGCGAACAATCAATTACTAAAACTATACCTTTAGAAAAATTTGTTAGTAACGACCAACATTTTAAATTTCAAACTTATTTTTGTTTAGTAACAGAGGAATTTATTCCGCAACTAAGCTCTGAACATTGTGCATGGGGTTGGTTTGATTTAAAGCATTTACCTAAGCCTTTACATAAAGGCCTAGATTTAAGTTTAAGAAATCGTCATCTAGAAAACAAAATTTCTACAATTATTGATATAATTGATGTGCTTTAGTGTTTTGTACATAATCATGCTGTAGCCCTTGGAAGTCTTTTCCACGCCAGCGTACATATTTTAAATCAGGCATATTAACATGCGATCTATAATCAGCAAATTTATAATGTGTTAATTCCATTCTATGAGCTGTAACACTCATTTGATTTAGTTTTTCAATAGCCTTATCAATCATTGGTTGAGATAGATTTTTTCTTGCTACTTCAGGTGTAATTTGATTGGTACCTGCTAAGATCCAGCACCATATAGTCCACCCAGCAGCTCCTGGGTATCCTGGAAAATCATAAATTGACGGAATACGAGATTTACATGTTTCACGTAAATTTCTATTAAAGTCAGTAAGTGTGTTACCTGCAGAAATATACTTCCAAAACTCACTGTCATCTCTGCCTCCTAAGTAATGACTAACTAAAAATTCTTTATAGTCATCAAACATTCCGTTAACTCTTTTGTTATACAAGTTAATAGAAGCAGGATTTAGTGTGTCTTCTTTGTTATCTCTTAAAAATTCAAAACAAAAATGTTTAATTTGTTGAATAGTACTATGAATACTAGTTGCTTCTAAAGGTTCTGCAAATGAACTAGCTAGTCCTATAGCTAAACAATTTTTTACCCAGGTATTTTCTAATCTACCAGTGTCAAATCTAAATTTGTTAATAGGTGTAATACTATGGCCTAATGCTTGTTCTATCTCAGCGTGAGCTTGGTCAAACGATATAAAATCTTCACAGAATGTATAACCACATCCTTTTCGTGTTTGTACACTAGCTTCCCAGTACCATCCAGCTTTTTGTGCCCAGGCAACACTATAAGGCTTTGGTGCCTCATTTTCTTTATAATCAATAAAGAACGGTAACCCTGCATTTATTGGTAACCATTTTTTGTAACTAACCCATTTAGTTTCTAGTTTGTTCATTAGGATTCTTGAGAATCCAGATGCATCGATAAAGAAATCACTTTCATGTACGCTTTGATCTTCGAATAACAATGAGCTAATATTACCACTTTCGTCTAACTTTACGTCTACAACTTTTTTGTCAATTAATTTGCAATTACTATTCTTTAAAGTAACATTTTCTAAATAGATAGCTGCTTCTTTTGCGTCAAAGTGAAAGGCATGACTAGTTTCTTCAAATTCATGCGTAATTTTGCTTATAGGTGAAATGTCGTATTCAACAAGATTACCCATAAAAGCACCTAAATGTTTTTTATCATGATTTTGTGCTACCAAATATGTAAACACATCGTCGGGAATATTACAAGTTGTTAATGTTCCATCAATAGGGCCTAAGTATCCTTTGTTAATATCGTTAGTCCAACCTTTATGATAGATTGCATACTTAGGCATAGCTTTTGTTTTTCTTAAAAAATCTAAAGGATCAATTCCAAGGTCTCCGTAGAATCCGCAAACCAAGGCAGTCAATGCCCCAGTGACAGCTTCACCTGCTCCTAAAATTCCTACACTTTTAGATGCTACCACACTAAATGTATGATTAGGATGATTCTTACATAGCATAAGAGCTGCTATCCATCCTGCTGTTCCACCGCCTAAAATTGTTATATGCATAAATTGACCCTTGATAAATAAAGTGCTAATATTATTTATGAAATGCTTAAAATAGAAACAGTTTTTACGAGCTTTATTGCATCTACATCACTTACAGAAATTGACAATAATGAGCTTATAAATTATTGCTACCACTGTAA